TCCGGTCAAGAGAGTCAACTATTTAAATAATCGTGACATCCTCAAAGAGATCCATACAAGCAAAACTGCGTATTGCCACTTCACCAAACCCGAATACAATCGATACGATTTCATTGTGGACATGCCCCAGGCTGTGTTACCGGATAGTTTTGAGTATGCTTTTAAACCCGAATCTATTCAGCTGGCCAGAGAAACTCGGGCAGCATTTTTAGACGTAGAAGCGGGGGCCTCGAAAGGAACAACTGACCCACTTACTATTCCTGTTACTGATCTGGTGTTCCGAATTATGACTTGGGATCATGTACCGGTTGCCCCGAAGCAACCACGCAAGACAGTTAAAAAGAAAACAGCAAAAGATATTTTTGAGTTTGAGGAGGTAGATCCAAATGCTCTATTCATTGATCTTGAAGATCCTACTACAAAAGATGAAGTTGACGATATGGTTCACGTTAAGGTCAACTTTCCCCCGTTTCAACATTATAAGATCGACACGAACAACACTTTCTTCTGCGTAGGTAAATCGCACTGGGAAGGTGACATGGAGACAGGCCAGTTCAATAAAGATCATGGACAGGTAACTAATAAACTTGCCAAAATGTACATTATGATGTGTGAAAAGTATGCCATGAAGTATAATTGGCGCGGGTATACTTACAATGATGAGATGCGTAACTCTGCAATCCTTCAACTTACATACGTCGGCCTTCGATTCAACGAGGCTAAATCTGCTAACCCATTCGCGTTCTACACTGCGGTCATCACCAACTCATTCTGTCGTGTACTAAATACAGAGAAGCGCAATCAAAACATTCGGGATGATATTCTGGAAATCAACGGTCTCAACCCTTCTTGGTCCAGACAAGCAAACAGCACTACTCACTACGAGGAGTGATTTAACCAGAGGCGTTGACGACCCCCGGGTCGTTAGCGTATAATGCATCAATGGCAAATTTATTTAAAAAAGCAGCAGTCCTAACGGATTTACATCTTGGTCTCAAAAGCAACAGTTTGGTTCACAATGAAGATTGTTTGAACTTCGTCACATGGTTCATAGCCAAAGCGAAAGCTGAGGGGTGCGACACTGTTATTGTCTGCGGAGATTGGCACAACCATCGTGCCAGTATCAACGTGCTGAGTCTACACTACTCAATGCAGTGTTTGGAGAAGCTGAACGAAGCGTTTTCTCAGGTGTTTTTCATCACCGGGAACCACGATCTTTACTATCGTGAGAAGCGAGACATTCACTCTATCGCCTGGGCGGGATACCTGCCCAATGTGACAGTGATCAACGACATTTTCTCTGAAGGTGACGTTACTCTTTGTCCATGGATGGTTGGTGATGACCTTGCGACGATCAAAAAGATCAAGACCACATACACCTTTGGACACTTCGAACTACCCTACTTTCTGATGAACGCCTCGATTGAGATGCCCGATCACGGACTGATCAGTCTTGATGACTTCGGTTCTACTGGCACCGTGTTCAGCGGGCACTTTCATAAACGACAGGCTAAAAAGAACATCTGGTACATCGGTAATGCTTTCCCACATAACTATGCTGACGCAGGTGATGATGCCCGAGGCATGATGATACTTGACTGGGGCAAGACGCCCGAATTTCATTCATGGCCAGATCAACCCAAGTATCGTGTTCACAAGTTAAGCGATATTCTTGAGAAAACTAAAGAACTTCTGCTGCCCAATACTCATGTCCGTGTTCATCTTGACATTGATATCAGTTACGAGGAAGCTAACTTCATCCGGGAGACTCTTATCCCTGATTATAATCTTCGGGAGATGGCTCTGATTCCTATGCGAGTAGAGGCAGCGGCAGGTGGTGTCGCAGGTGAGATTAAATTTGAGAGTGTGGATCAGATCGTTCTAGATCAGATTAATGCTATCGAATCAAAGACTTACGACAAGTCGATACTACTGGAAATCTACAACACAATATGATTTTATTAAAAGATGTAACACTACGCAACTTCCTTTCGATTGGTGCTGTCACTCAGGCTGTCAATTTTGACCGCACTGATCTGACGCTGATTCTTGGTGAAAATCTTGATCTAGGTGGTGATGGTGCGCGTAACGGCACAGGCAAGACCTCGTTAATTCAGGGGCTGTCGTATGCTTTGTTCGGAGTACCCATCAACAGCATCAGAAAAGACAACCTAGTCAACAGGACTAATGGCAAGAACATGCTTGTCACACTGACTTTCAGTGTCGACGGGATTGAATACAAGATTGAACGCGGGCGCAAGCCTAATTTGCTGAAGTTCTATGTGAACCATGCACTTCAACAGGCAAAAGATGATGCCCAAGGAGAGAACAAAGAGACACAAGCGGCGATTGAGCGCGTAATCAACATGTCGGCTGATATGTTTCGACACATCGTTGCGCTGAACACTTACTCTGAGCCGTTTCTGGCACTGAAAAACAACGATCAACGAGCAATCATCGAACAACTACTAGGTATCACTATCCTCAGTGAGAAAGCAGAAGTAGTCAAGGCGCTGTTGACCACAAGCAAAGATTCTATCAGGACAGAAGAGTTCCGAATCAAAGCGGTCGAAGAGGCTAACAAGCGTATTCTTGAACAGATTGAGGGACTTAAACGTCGCCAACGTCTTTGGATCACTAAGAAAGATTCTGATCTTGCTGCCTATATGAATTCGTATGATACGTTATCTGGTATAGATATCACCTCAGAACTTCAGGCACACAAAGACCTGGTCATATACAATCAAAACAAAGCAGTGAATCAGAACTATATGGCACTGACTGCTCGTTCTACTGCATGGGGTGATAAGAACAAACGAGAGGTTGTTGATCTTCAATCCACATACGACAAGAAAAACTCAATCGATATCACCGCTGAACTTAAAAATCATACTCTGGTGACTGCTTATAACCAGCGTGTCAAAGATAAGACAACGCAAGACGCTGATATCAAGCGGGCAACCGGCGATTGTGTCAGATACGATAAAGAGATAGCGAAACTTGAGACCGAAATCGCTCAACTTCACGAACATAAGTGTTATGCTTGTGGACAAGAGTTACACGATGATCAGCATACAGTCGTTCTTACTGCTAAAGAAGAGGCGTTGCGTGTTGCTGTTGACAGTCATAACACTTCGCTTGAACACCTTGTTGATCTTGGTGAGAACAAGATTGATCTGGGCAAGATGCCATCGACTCTGTATAAGACAGAAGCAGAAGCGTTCAAACACAGCAGCGAACTTGAGGGCATCAGGCAGAAGATCGCTGATAAACAGAACGAGACTGACCCGTACGGTGAACAGGCTGCTGAACTAGCAAGTAGTGTGACAGTTATAGGTAAGCAACCGGTGACAGTATACGATACTGAAGCGGAAGCAGTGACACATAGTTCTACTATGGCTAATATTCTGGTACAGATAGAAAATAAGAACGCAGAGGCTGACCCGTATGATGAACAGATTGTTGATATGGAGCAGAAGGCGCTTCAAGTAACGACATTTGACACGATCAACTCGTTGACGAAGACTATGGATCACCAGAAGTTTCTGCTTGAGTTACTGACCAGCAAGGACTCGTTTGTTCGTAAGAAGATCATTGATCAAAATCTGTCATATCTGAACACCAGGCTGACGCACTATCTTGATAAGATCGGGCTGCCCCATCAAGTTGTCTTTCAGAACGATCTGAACGTGGAGATTACTGAGTTGGGCAGAGAACTTGACTTCGATAATCTGTCACGCGGTGAGCGCAACAGACTGATTCTTGGGTTGTCGTTTGCTTTCCGTGATGTATGGGAAAATCTATACAAGCCGATCAACACTCTGTTCATCGATGAGTTAATTGACTCTGGTCTGGACACCATGGGCGTTGAAAATGCTATCGCTATTCTCAAGGACATGAGTCGCCGTCGTCAAAAGTCTATCTGGCTTGTCAGCCACAGAGAAGAACTTGCAGGGCGTGTACCCAGTGTTCTCAAGGTGGTCAAAGAGGGCGGGTTCACCTCATATAATACTTCAACGGAGATGGATTGATGACTAAATATGATGCATGGACAAAGGTCACTGGGAGTTCCCTCACGATTTTAAAATTGATGAGTGGTTCGGGTTTATATATCGAATCACAGAACTCTCCACAGGCAAAGAGTACATCGGCAAGAAGCAGTTTCATAGCTACTGTCGTAAGGCAGTAAAAGGAAAGAAGAGAAAAAAGATGGTTATCACTGAAAATGACTGGAAGGCATATACCAGTTCATCAACTCATATCAATGAGGCTATTAAAACTCACGGCAAGACCGCGTTCCGATTTGAAATTGAGTCGCTTCATGCCACCCGAGGGTCTCTTGTTTACGCTGAAGTCAGATATCAGGTCACAGAGGATGTGCTTCGGGCACGAATGCCCGATGGCACCAGAAAGTATTTTAACGGAATGATTTCGGGAGTGAAGTATCTTCCTGCAGTCGAAACACTTGAAGAAGCAAAGATGAAGAAATAAATCGGCCGGGATTCTCCGGCATAAGTAAACACAGACACCAAGTCACCCGGGGGATTAACTCCCGGACCGCAAACAGACACC